GTGGCTTTTTCGGCTGCGTCACTTGCTGATTTTGCGTTCGTGTTCGCTACGCCCGCCGCCCGATTTGCCGCTGCTGCTGCGCTGTTTGCTGTGCCTGCTGCTGATGTGGCTTTTTCGGCCGCGCTGTTTGCTGTGCTTGCTGCGCCATTTGCGCTGTTGGTTGCCTGATTTGCCGCTGCTACTGCGCTGCTTGCTGCTCCGGCTGCTGATGTGGCTTTTTCGGCCGCGCTGTTTGCGCTGTTGGTTGCCTGATTTGCCGCTGCTACTGCGCTGTTTGCTGCTCCGGCTGCTGATGTGGCTTTTTCGGCCGCGCTGTTTGCTGTGTTTGCTGCGCCGTTTGCACTGTTGGCCGCCTGATTTGCATTTGTGGCGGCAGTTTCCGCGATCTTTGCGTTTGCCGTCGCTGCCTGCGCTGCCTGATCCATATCGTTAAAAATTATTCCCATAGAAAGAAATTCTTTGTCACTCACTAACCCTTCTGTCTTGTATACGGTTTCTACGATCTTCGTGTAGTAGGTTGCTGACTTCAATTCCTTTCCGCCTTTTAACAGGACGATCTCACCTTTTCCGACGCCTGCTGCTGCTAGCATCTGTTCCGTGTAGGTTACAAGAATTTCGTTCCCTGACAGTGTGCAATCGTTCAATACCGGGTTTCCGTCCGGCTTATAGTATTCGATCCGCGCGGTGCAGCCCGTCGGGATTTCATACGGTTGTTTGTTTTGTAATAATGAGACGGCCAGAATTCGCGAACCCTTGTCGCCCTGTTTCATCACGACATATTCAAAAGGGCTTTTCCCGTCAAGTTCGATCGTGATCTTTTGTGTGATTGTGATATCTGTCATTAGTTTTCCCCTTTCTCTAGCATTGCCAACGCTTCCGCGTATGGGTTGGTCATTGTTCCTGTTTCTTCCAATGTCGGACGGTCTTCAAGAAAACCGTTTTCCGGTGTGGCAATTATTGTTTGCCCGTCGTCATCTTCGATCCTGACAATGTTACAACCGTTTTTTAACGCCGTGTCAAGTTGCGTGTCTTTCGTCAGGAAGATTGCGTCGCCGTTTATTTCCGCTGCGTAGCCTTTCACTATTCCTTCTCCTCCTCTCCCTCATTTAATTCTTTCAGAAGTTCTTCCGGTGTTCCGGTGCGTGCTTCTGTCTGTGTCTCTTTCTGTATCGTGCGGATTCTCAAATTTTCATATGCTTCTTCTTTGAATTTTGCCGCTACCGCGTCCATGACGACCGTTCGAAGTGATAGTGGCGTTTCCGCCGCTTCCAATTCTCTTTTTGCTTTTTCGTAGATAATTCCTTCTAAAATCTGTAATGTTTCTCCCAGTTCCATTTTTTCTCCTTTACAGTGACGAAACCATAAGTCCATTCTCAAAACTAACAGTTGAATTCCACCATGTGATCGTCCCATCGCCGTTGTCCTGAATTTTGCTTATATATTCGAATTTGCCTGTTGCTCCGATATATGCAATTGTGCCGGTGTTGCTTGTTTTTCTTGTCGATAACTGATTGACTGAAATTCTCATGCATCCGCCCTGTACTTGTAGGCCATTGTAACTTGCCCCGGTGTCTACGTCCGTGGCTCTTGCTGAATAGTCAATATATCCGTATTGCGCCGATCCATAACCACCAGTCAGTCTTCCGCTTCCTGCAAGTTCTACCCAATACCCGGAATCATACCCACATTTCATAGATCCTTTTAATTCTGCGGACGTACATTTTAAAATGCCGGATTCACTCATAGAAGAATAGGTCGCCGACCATGCAATCTTCGACGCTTTCAATCTGATAGAATCCGCCTTTTGCTCGATCAGGGATTCCGCCTGCGCCGATGTTACCCGGAGTTCGATCTTGTCTGCTTCTACTTTGATCGCCGCCCTTGCGTACTCTGCGACTGCTGCCGCCGCGACTGCTGCCACGTCCACGCCCGCTGCTTCGATTGTCTCTTTCAAATCCGCCAGTGCTGCGTTATATGCATCGAATTTCGTATTGACGTTTGCTTTCTCTGTCGCCGTGATCTTTTTGTCTGAAATTGCGTTGTTGATTGCGGTTATCAGTGCGCCGTATGCGTTCGTGTAGGCGTTTTTCTTGCTGATAAGTGTTGACCGTGTGGCCGTCCGCTTTTTGTAATGCCACAACTTACGCATATTGTTTTCGTACGGGTGCGACGTCTGGATCATTGACACGGTGGCAGCTTCGATCACTTCGTAAGTCGGAAGTGTGCTTTCCGTTCCGGTTGTATCTGCCGCCGTTGATACCTGTTTGATCTCGTCGATTGAAAATCCGTAGTATTTATTACCCGAACTATCCGAATACCATTGGATATAAATATCTGTTGACGGCACGATATACGTTTTCCCGGCAATATCCGCGCCGCTTACTTTGTCTAGTGCCTTATAGATTTTCCCGTCCTTCTGGTAGAATAAATGCAGATAATCGTATTTCGTGCCGCTTGATGATTTTTCCGTCTTGCAATCTGTATTGAATTTAATCGAAAAATTGTTTCCCGCTGTTACTGATTGCCTTGAAGCTGAATCCAAAACCGCGTTATATTGTTTCTGAATTGAAGCGTTGTCTTTTTCCAGTTCTTTGATATATCTTTCGATTGTCTGTGCTTCTGTTTCCGTGATTATGCCGTCCCGGAATGCTCCTTCGACATTTTCTTTGAAATCTTCCGCGTCCTGCTTTGTCAGTTTCAGATCGTCCGATATGGTCTTTTCTGCTGCCTGCGCTCTTTCCACTTCCGCCGTGATTGATTCGCCTGTTACTTCGAATCTTGACTTCATTTCCGATAACAGTTTCGCGTCGCCGTCATCTGTGTACTTCTTTACGCTCTGTTTATACTCTACCGACAGGGATTCCGTGTTAATAGTCCCGGCTTCGATCAGTGCGCCGTTTAGTTTTCCAACCGCCACAAAATCGGCCACGATCTGACCTGCTGCCGTGATCGCCGTTTCAAACGGTCCGCCGATTCCGTTACTTGAATGTCCCAGTCCGGCCAGATTCCACCGCCAGACGTTTTTCGCCGTTGCTGTTGAATCTGTATCCATGATATAGATTTCCTGCGGATTCTCTGCCGGGTATAAAAGTACATGGCCGCCGGAATTTCCGGTAATCGCCGCCGTCACGTCCTTTATAGTCTGTTCGATACGCTTCTGTATAATTTCCGCGCGGGTGGCGGATTTTACGATCTGTTCTTTCTGTTCCTTCTGTGCTGCCGTTATCGCTTTTGTCAGGTTTGTTTTTGGCTCTCCGATCTCTACACTGTCGAATCGCTCTTTGATGCTGTCGTATGAGTATTTAATGATCTTTGCTTTGACTTCGATTCCCACTTTTTCGATCATGACCGTTACAGTGTCACAGATCCCGATCGTTTCAAGTGCCTGTATGTTTTCATAGTCCTTTGTCTTTTTCAGATTTTGGAACGTGGCCTTGATCGATATTTTCGGTTCGTCGATTCCGCTTTCGGTGTAGGTCTTCGCGACCTTGCGAAGCATTTCTTCTGTTACGATCACGCCGTCTTCGAATTCGTCCGAAAAATCCATAGGCGCGCATTTTGGGCGGGCGTATTTGTCCGCGTTTGGCGTGTTGATAAACTTTTCAGGAAGTGACACGAAAACCGGATCTGGTTCTTCGGTTGCTCCGTCCTCTTTTTCCGGTGTGTAATAACAATATGGAAATATCGCCGTTATCACGTCGCCGATGTTTCTTTCCTGCTCCGCTGAAATCAGGTTCTTTCCGTACCGAATCGTCGCCCCGGTATCTGATCCGCGGGATTTATGCAGCTTCACAATAAAGTTATCGAATTGATATTCCCCGCCCCAGACGTCAAGGATTGATCCTTCTGTCCCGCCCAGAATGTTTCGGACACTTAACACGTCGTCTATCTGTGTGCTGTTTCTGGTTGTGATATCCGACCACGCCGTATAGTTGTTTTCGATCACAGCTTCTTCTAATAGCTGCGCGATTGCTTCCTGTGCGTTTTTGCCGGATATTCTCGGTCGGCATACCGGATTCATGTTCAGTTCATAACTGATATGTTCGGCGTAATAGGTGTTCACGCCACCGATCGGCTTTCCTGATTTATAGATCCTGAATAGCTGATCGCCGTCTTTGTCGTTTGGTTTTGCTTTGATTACTGCATCTTCTGTGATGTATTTCGCCAGTCGCCCTTCCTGCGGATATTGTAAAGTCAGTTCAAAAGATCCGTTTCTTTCTTCCTCTACAATGCAAGATATCGCGTCCGTCAGAAGTCCGATTCCGTTTGAATCAAATTGCGTTTCAAGGGGATCATATAGAATCGGTATCACAGGCAGCACCAACGCGGCACAATGTCAATTTTCTTTACATTGCCCGCCCACCTGATTTTATTTTCGCCCGCTGCCAGTTTTGGAAATAATGTCGTAGTCATTTTGTTATTTTGCAGCGTGTCCCCTTTGTACGCATTTAATAACGCGCTGTCTACTTCGATATAATTTTCTATTTCCTTGAATGTATGGGCGCGGTCGTTGATATACAACGTAACCGCACCTGTCGCATAGATCTTCATGTACGGATAGGCCGTAAAGCTTTCTGTATTGAAAATGTTTGTCGCTTTTGTGAGTGTTAGCGTTCTTTCGCCGTCGTACGAATATTTGTACGGGTGGCAAGTGAACCGAATTTCCAAGGTCCCCAGAAGTGCGGCGGCGATTTCTTCCACCGACATTTCTTCCGATACATGGGCCATTCTGTAATAGTTGCGCTCGTAGCTGTCGTCAAGCCGTGAATATTGCACGGTCTGGTATAACCACGCATACACATTCCGAGCGACCATTTCAAGATCCTGATGTTCTTCCGGCATAACATAACATTTGTATACCTTCTGAAAATCTTCGTATTCTTCATTATCGATCGGATCTGTTTTATTATTCAGAATCACGTCGCCACGTCCCGGAATGTTTACTTTTTCAATAACGGGTTTGGGACGGCCGTATATGTTTTCTTTTTCGTATACTGCCAGTCCCATATCAAGGGAATTCCGCCCGTTATATGTAAAACTGTTGATATCGTCGTAAAATTCATTAAGCATATACTTTATCGTCCCTTTCCTTTAATTCCTGCGCCATTTCCATGACTTCTTCTGTCAGTTCGCGCACGTCTTGTTTTCTGTTGTTATAGAAGTTTTCTATATTCAAGCTGATTTCCTGTTTTAGCGATCCTTTCTGTCCGCCGAAGTTTCTTTCAAGTGCCGTGTTCTTTGCTGTTCCTGAAAGTGGTGTAACGATTGTTTTACCGTTTACCATTTCGACGATCTCCGGTCCCGCTTCCGCTACAATCGCGCGGCCGTTCGTTAAGATACCACCCTTCGCCAGTCGTGGCAGACTTAAATATCCGACATTTCCAACCGATACACCCGGAAGACGGTTAATCAAGTTAATTGCTCCATTGATAATTCTGATCGCGGAATTGACCGTGTTTTGAATCATAGATATTACGCCATTGATCCCAGACTTAACCGCGCCGCCGATCGCGTTCGCGATAGACGTTCCCAGATTCGAAAATGTGTTTCGGATAATGCCCCATAAGCCAGAAAAAAACGATCCCCAGTTTGAAAAGACATTTTGAACCGCGTTCCATGCTGACTGAAAGATTGATCCGAACCAACTTCCGACAGATCCGAAAATATTCTGAATCCCAGACCATACCTGACCGAACCAACCTGTCACAGCCGACCATATACCTTTTATCGCTTCCCATGCGCCCGAAAAGTCGCCGGAGAGTACAGACTGTACAACCGAAAAAATTCCTTGTATCACAGACCAGATCATTTGAAAATACCCGGTCGCCACGTCCCAGATGGTTGTAATTGTGGTCCACGCAACTTGAAAAAATCCGCCTAAAACTGTAGCAACTACCGAAAATACGGCCTGTATATTCGACCAGATTGTTTGAAAATACAGAACAACTACGTCCCAGACGCCTTTTATAATGATCCATGCGGATTCGAAAAATCCGCCGATTATCTGCCCGACGACCGAAAAAATAGTCTGAATTCCGATCCACACATTCTGAAAATATGTAGTTGCAACGTCCCAGATCGAAGTTATTAAAAACCAAGCGATCCGAAACGGTGCTGTCAGGATTTCCGCAACTACTGAAAAAGCGGTTTTGATTCCTTCTTTTATCATTTCAAAATATGGTTGTGCGGCCGCCCACGCTTCCTGAATTTTTTTCCATGCGGATTCGAAAAATTGTACGATAGCTGACAAGATTCCTTTTACCGCTTCTCTGAATGCTTCGCAATTATTCCACAGTAAAACTAATGCTGTTACAACCCCGACTATCGCCGTTATGATCCACGCCGCCGGATTTGCTAAGATTGTTGAATTCAGTATTTTTTGAGCCAGCGTCGCTCCTTCGGTTGCCACCGTCCACGCCTTTATAGCTGCCACCATTCCTTGTATCATAGTAACGACATTCCACGTCAAAAGTGCTGTGCCAATTCCCGCTATTAGCGGCAGTAATACATTTGCATGACTTACAAAGAAACTTATAAATTCTGTTATATCCGTAAGCACTTCTTTTAAAATTTCTTTTGCTTGTGGTAAATTATCTTTTACCGTGTCGATTGTTTCTTTCGCAACCGGTCCCAGTTCTTCTCCCAATGGTTTTATCAATTCTGTTTGTATGGATCTTCCAAGTCCTTGAAATTCGCTTGCCAGATCGTCGTATCTCATTTCTTTGATTTTTTCCATTGTTCCGGCTGCATCTGACGCCGCGCCTTCCATGTTTCCCATTGCTAAGATTGCTTGTCCGCCTGTGTCTTCCCACATTGTACCGAACAATTCAACGCCGATAGTGTTCTGTTCAAGTGGATCAGATACTTTTCCCAGTGCTTCGAAAGTGTCCTGCATTGCTTTTTTTGCCGCTTCGCCGCCTTCTCCGAACGCTTTCTTTGTTGCGTCCACGTCCATTCCTAATTCTTTAAAAGCATTGTCCGCCGTTCCATCTTTTACCCTGATAGAAAATTCGTTTACTGCGTCGCCTAATTTGTCGATATCAAAAACGCCTGCTTCCGCTCCGTTTTTGAACATATTGAACATATCTGAAGCCGAAAGTCCCATTTGTGCAAATTTGGGGCCGTATTCATTTATCGAATCCAGTAGGTTATCGTTTTTGTTTAGCCCATTTTGCGTGCCTTGTGCTACAAGATCGAAGGCTTCTTCTGAAGACAGGCCGAATTGTGTCATTAACTGATTTACTGCCCGTATGGATTCTCCGACGTCCATATCGAAGGTGTCCCGAAGTGTGAGCGCGCTTTCCGTCATTTCTTGTAATTTCGACGGGTCCATTTCGCCTGTCTGCTGCACAATTACGCCCATAGCTTCGCCGACTTCCTGAATATCTTCGCCGTAATTGTTTTCATACACGGCCGCCATTGCTTTATCCAGTCCGTCTATTTTGTCTGCCGCCGCGCCTGTTGATGTTGTAAGCGTGTTTAATGCCTGATCGTATTCACTTTCAAACTTTAAACTATACGTTCCGGCTGCCACCATTGCCGCTCCGGCTGCTTTCATTCCCGTTTCTACTGCTTCGCCGGCCGCTTTCATTTTGTCTTTGAATTCGTCGGCGCGTTCCGATACTTTCTCGATATCTTCTTCTTTCTTTCCGACGTCTTTCAGTGCTTGTGCGGTTTCTTTGGCTTCTTTTTCCGCCGCGTCTAAATCATTCGAAACCTTGATGATTTCTCTTTGTAATGCCCGGTATTGTTCTTCTGATACTTCGCCGCGCTCGAACTGCTTCTGAACCTGTTTTTCAGCTTCTTTCAGAATATCCAGTTTTTCAGAAGTTCCGGCGACCGCTTTTGATAGAAGTTCCTGTTTTTGCGCTAATAATTCCGTATTTTTCGGATCTAATTTCAGTAATTTATTTACTTCTCTTAATTCCGTTTGTGTGGTTCTTACGGTTTTGTTAGCCCCTTGCATGGCTTTATCTAGTTTCGTAGTATCTCCGCCGATTTCGATTGTAATTCCGGCGATTTTGCTTCTTGCCATTTATTCTCCCCCTTTCTTTCCGAATTTTTCTCGCAACTGCTGCCGATCCGGCTTCGTCTGCGTCATTCTCCAACAGTTTTCAAGGTATTCTCGCCCTGATTCCGTCTGCGAATTGAAATAGATTACCGATTCCCGCGCCATGAACAAATAAACGTCAAGATCTAATTCTTCCACTTCCCAGAAATTAAGCCCCGTGTATTTCGCTACCATTTTTTCGGCGTTTGTTTTTGGTTTGTAATGAATTTCCTTTGCGTTCGGATCGTCATAGAACGGTATAATTAGTTTGGGTCTGCTTTTACTCCTTTTACAAAGTTCATAAATCCTTTTATAAATTCGCCCATTTCTTCTGTGTCGTAATTGTCAGTCATGTATTTCATTGTGATTTTTTCTTTATTCAGGTTGTTTGACAGCACTTCCGCGCATATTGCGCCTAGTGTGTCCATCGCGTCTGCTACCGACATTTCTTCCAGATCCATTTCCTGTGCTGCCGTAATTTTTTCAAATGTTTTTTTCATCGGCATTTTTACAACCAGTTCTCTACCGTCTTTTAATGTCGTTTTAAAAAAACTTCTCTGGATTTTATTAAAATCAAAATTCATGTTCGCCATTGTCTTTTCTCCTTCTGAAAAAGGCGGCGTTTTTGTCTATACGCCGCCTTGTGATCGTTTTATCTGTTTTATTTATCTGCGACCGGTTTCTGTTCGGTTGTATCGCTCAAACTCTGTGTATCTTCCAGAACTTCTTCTTCGTAGTGAATCAGTGTTCCTTCTTTGTCCTGCGGTAATGCCGTGAATTCTGCGTCTACGACAGTTTCTTTGTCGTTTGCGAACGCAAGGGAAAAACCGGCCTGATTGTTTCCGACAATCATTACCCAGATATCGCCGTCCACCGGATCTTCATGGTGGAAACAAATTACATATTTCTTTCTGCCCTGATTGTTTCCGCCGCCGACTTTTACGATTCTTCTTTTCTTTTTGGTCGAAGTCTTTTCCACATAGCTTACGCGGGCGGTATCACAGATCTTTTCAAGCGTGTTTCCGCAAAATGTCATTAAGCCGCTTTTCATTGTGGCTTCTTCGTCTGTGATAACGGTTTTCTGGATCTTTCTTGTGTCGTCCTTTGCCGTGTAATAACTCGGCTTGTACTCAATGGTCGCGCCGCCCTGAATGTATGAGATCTGATTTTCGTCTGTGCAAATTTCATCAACTGACGGCAAATTTCCGTCGAATAATTTCATATGGACGTTTCCAGATCCCAGAATGATTCTTTCTGTCTCTGCCATTTCTATTTCCTGCCTTTCTTCTGCGTGATATCGAATTCATACGCCGTCTGAACCATGTTTTCGGAAGTGATCTCTGCCTGATATTTGCTAAACGGCAGATCGAAAAGAACTTCTTCTTCGATCCGTTCTTCCAGTGATCCGTCCGGCGTTCTGTCCGTGTACAGTTCCAGTGATCCGTTGATCTCCCGGATTCTGTTCTTGTTATCGTCGCCCCTCTGGTTCTCACTAACTAGATAGACTATGTACGGCGGATCTGGGACCGGCTTTTTCGCCGTCTTCTTCCATGCGTTCTCCGTGATCGGAAGCCCGATCGCCGTTGCTCTTTTGATGATTTCTTCAATCGTCGGCATGTTATCCCCCTAACTTATCCTCGATATAGTCTGTTGCTGCCTTTTCTGCCTTTTCTTCCGCGCCGTCGATGTGCGGATAGGCTTTGACACGCCCGCCGTTTCTGCTTGCGTGTCCGTTCTGTAAAAGGTGTGTTAATTGATAATGTTTTTTGTTGTGTACCGAATACCATTCTGTGTCGGTTATCCTTCCGACTCTGGTATTCCTTTTCGTTACGTCCCAGTCCTTCGTATACTTCCCGGTGCGCTCCCGGTACGGTCCGCCCTGCAAAAGAACTTTCTTCCCTTCTTCCGCTCCGGCTTTGTATGCTTCGTTCAGAACCGGTTTGCACGTGTCTTCTTGCCAGTTTTTCAGTTCTTCTTGTACCGCGTCGGAAAGCCCGTCAATGTCGATCTTTGCTTTCATACATTGCCCGCCCTTTCTCCGGCGTACAGTTCGATTTTTCCATCGTCCTTCGGGCCATAACTTCGGTATACCGTCAGGCGGCGGCCATTGTATTCGACTTCCTGTTCGTCGTTGTACTCGTTAGCCCATACATTGAACTTGTAGCGGGCTTTCATGCCTTTTTGTCCTGCTGCCGCAAATTCATCACGCCCGATCGGTTCAACGGTTGCGATCACGCCGTTTTTGACGTCTTCTTCTTTGGTTTCGCCCGGTTCAACCAGTGTGATATATGCGTCTATTTGTAGTCGCCCCCTTTGATTCTGGTTAAATGCATATCGTAGGCCGCTAACCATTTGTCGTGGTATGCGTCCATTCCGTAATATGCTTTGACATACGCAAGGACGGCCCCAATGATTAACGGATCTTCCGGGGCTTTCAGATACTTTTCTTCATTTACCCCGATTCTTTTCAGGTCTGCCAGTACGAAATCAACGTGAGTTTTCACGTCTTCGTCTAATGCATCGTTTGAAAGTTTTCGGACGCGCAATTTTGCAGCGTCCACAAGTTCGTTATACGTCATTGTTTAGCCGTCCTTTCTGTTTCTTATTTTCCTGTTTCCGGTCGTTTCACGCGGATAAATCCGTTATATGCGGCAACCGCACCGCCCGCGAAAATATCTGCTCTGTATGCGATCTGTCCCTGTTTGAATTTGTAATCGGTTGATTTTCTCGCGTCGATATCGGAAAAGATCGGCATTTCGTAGTTGCTAAGTGGCCCATACGCCATGCAATATTCTGCTGTTGAAGTCTGCGTGTCTGTCACAGCTTTACAAGCGGAATTGATAACATACGGTACGCCGTCGATTGTTCCGGTGTTTCCGTGGTTTACGATTGTGTAGAATTTGCGTCCCTGTTTATCTTTCAGTTTCGCAAATGCTTTCAGATCCTTTTTGTTCAGGATCAGAACGGCAACGTCTTCTACTTCCTCGTCTCCGCCGTAACCATAGATAATATCGTCCAGTGTTTCGTCTGTAATCGCCTTCATAGAAAGGTCTGTTGTAGGATCAATAACCTGTTCGGTTGCTTTTGTCGGGTTGTGGAAAATGCCTTTGAATTTTCCGCTTGTACCGTCCCCGATCATGATCTGTCGATTCATGTACTTTCTGATTGCGCGTGTGACAGATCCTTCTACTACAGAATCGTAATCGGCGTTCGGAAGTTTAACCATTTCTTCTGGTTCTTCTGTGTATGCTGTGATCTTCTGTTTTTCCATGGTTACATAGCCGAATGTCGGTTCTGTTGCGCTATAGTCTGCGCTTTCTGCTGTGCTTCCTGCGCCGTCGCCGTAGCTTTTTACATATCCTCTCTGATATGTTTCGCCGCCATTTAACGGAATTGCTCTGACACGATCCACCAGTGAGGAAACGTCGTTGAATGTCTCTTTTACGTCGCTCGCGGTGTGTTTTGGTGTGACTGCCTGTGTGACAGAAAGCGCATTCTGTACAGATCCGAACGCTACTTTTGCGTTGAACTGTACTGTCTTTCCGTCTTTCAGGCTCTGCCCTCTTTCTTCACGTTTTTTATTCTTCACGTCGTCGCCTTTCTCTCCCGGTGTGTCGTCGTGATCGTCGCCCGCCTGTGCTGCCAGTCCTGCGATATTTGCGCGGTTCTGAATGTCCTGTAAAATGCCGTTAATGTCTTCGGCTTCGGTTGTCAGGGCGTCCAGTGCTTCGCCTTCTGCTGTCTGTGCCTGTGTGCCGATCTCTTTCAGTCTTGCTTTCAGGTCTTTCATGTTCATGTTCACAAGTTCTTCATGCTTCATATTCGCTTTATTCTCCTTTCGTCATTCCCTCGATACATAATCTTTTGATCTGGTTTCTTTTTTCGACGTCTGCTGCCGCTTTCGCCTGTTCTTCCGGTGTAGGTCCCTTCGGTGTCTGCTCCGGGTGTTTCTGGTGTGATTTGAATTTTTCCGGCAACTTTCCGGCGTGGTTCAAATAGTCGCCGACTGCTGCCACATAATCGGCCGCGTCTGTCTGTGCGATATTGAAATATTTCGCCGCTTCCTTTCCGTCCAACCATGTTTCCGCGTCTACCAGTGCTTCCACCTGATCGATCGTGACGCCTTCCGCCAGATGATCTTCGTATACGTTCATGATTCCGGTCTGTATTTTATCCAGATCGTCCGCCATTTTTCGCATTTCGTCCGCATTGCCGGAAATTGCGCCCCATGGCTTGTGAATCATCAAGAATGCATTCGACGGAATTTCCGGCGGCTCTGTTCCCGCAAATGCGATTACAGATGCAATCGAACCGGCCAAGCCGTCCACGTATACTTTCACTTTGTTTTTTTCTCCGTGGCGTTTAATCATGTTGTAGATCGCCATTCCTGCGAACACTGATCCGCCGCCGGAATTAACATATACATTCAAGTCTTTTCCTTCTGCCTGGGAAAGAAAATTCTTGATAGCGTCCGGGTACTGATCTTCGTTCTGCCATGCTCCCCACCAGTCCGACACGATATCGCCGTAAAAGTAGAGATCCGCGGAAACGTCGGTCATGTTTTTGATTTCAAGCCCTTTTAATACGTCCGCCATTGTCTGCCCCCTTTCAGTTTTGCTTGTACATAGATAGCGTTCATAAGCATTTCAAGCGGTACTTTCGCCGCCTGCTGCTGTCCGTCGCCTTCCGGCGGTCCATTGCCGCCGCTTCCGTCCTGCTGCCCCGTCTGGTACAGTGATTGATCGTCCGCTTTGACGTAGTTCAGTGATACCATCCTCACGTCGCCGTCTTCGATCGGCTCATAGTAGAGAAGTTCCCGGAATTCGTTGATTGTGATAATTCCTCGGTCATACAGAACCGATCCGATTGTTGATCGTGTTTGCAATGTTGCATACTGTAAACGATTTGAAGAAAATATGATCTTGTTTCCGAATCCTCTTTCCCTCTCCGTCAGTAATTTGAATGTGAATTCAAGTGATAATTGAAGGGCTATCGGTTCGATCACGCTTTCGTAAAATGCGTTCCACTCTGATTCTGAAAATTTTGACATTAAAATGTTTTCATTCACGTTGTAATAGCGGTATACGTTATCGCGTAAAAACTGCGATTGCAGCGTCGGAATAGTTGGGGCTTTCTGGTTGATTTCGTGAAATTCCATTGTGTTATCCAGTCCGCCCAGTCCGCCTTCGTTGCTCGCGTCCATGTATGCTTCCTGAAATTCTATTACTTTCTTTTTCAGTTCTTCGTCGTCCGCAAAGTTGTTGTATTTCAAATAACCTTTCAGGTTGGCGGAATTTTTAACCAGATTCCGCAATGCCTGTCCGGTTGCGTCCAGTAATTCCAGAGTGTTTTTTAGTGCCGGATCTGGTTCAGATCCTAAAAAACGCTTTCTGTCGAATCTTGCTTTCAGGTGGATCACGGATTGATACGGGACCGTGTAGATTTTCCCGTCATAGTCCCACGTGAACCGGAATAACATTGTTCCGGTTTCTTCGTCTTCCCACACTCTGAACCCGCGTGTCGTGATTGGCACAATGCTTTTGACTTTGGAAAAATCGTCATTGTAAAAAATCACTGCGAATGCATTGGATTTTCTGACAAGCTGCGCCGCCATTTTGTACAGTGCGTCGTATACGGACAGTTCCGGCGACCAACGCAAGGAAAGAAGTTTCGCCAGATAATCGTCGCGAATCATCATTCCGCGCGAATCTGTGCGAATCAACTGCGGTGTCAGTTTTCCGACGTTCGTTGCGATACAGTTTGTTATTGATCCGATGATATCGCTTGCGTCCATATCTGCCGACGCGTTGTATTCGCCCCGGATTGTGAAAATCGGACTGAACTTCATTTTGCGGAATGTCGCAAAATCTTTTAATATTCCCGTTTCGTTCTACCCCCTTTCGGCTTTATTCACAGTTCAGTTTATCTTTTAAGTGCGTTCATTTCTGACCTGTTTTCAGACGCAAAAAGAGAGGGACGCGCCCTCTCTTATGCTGCATTCTGTAATTGTCTGCCGATTTCCTTGTGATATTTCATTTTTACGGCCAGTGCATCTAAGATCGATACCGCGCCGTCGATATGCGCCCGCTTTTCGATCTTGACAGGTTTCATTCTGCTGTCGTCTGTCTGGATCTGAACGGCCACGTTTAACAGGTGGGATTTTAACAGGTTGTTTTCTCCAATCAAATACATTCCGTCTTTCAGATCCCCTTCGAAGGTGTTTAATATAGGCGTCAGGTTCGTTCCCTGATATACGTCGTCCATGTGGAAGCCTGCTTCTTTCATTTCTTCCACTAGATAACCCGCGCAATATCTGTCGTAACCGACTTTTAGCGGCCTGATCTTATATTCTTTTATCAGGCGCACGAACCACGCGAACACGTCTTTGTAATTTACCTGATGTTCTCCCGATATCGTGAGATAGCCCTGTTCTTTGAAAATGTTGTATGGGACGCCTTCTTCGTCGATTGCCACGTTGTAGCGTTCCTGTGGCATGAAAAATTGTGTGATAATGTGATTCTTTCCGCCCTTTTCGATAACCAGTGAAACGGCCGTCAGGTCGGTTGTTCGTGAAAGGTCTATACCAGCCACGCAATAGCAACCCCGGAAGTCGTCCAGTGTGTGCGGTTGTCCTGCTGCCTTCGCTACTGTCTCATAGTCAAGCCATGCAATCGAAGAATTTTGCTTGATGTTGCAATACTTCGTCATGAATTCCGCTTTTTTTGATAACGACTGTAGCGCGATCGCGATCTGTTCTTCGAAGAATTCCCACTGAACCGATACGCCTAAATTCGGGTTAGCTTTTGCCAGTTCTTCTTTTGTGTTCCACTTTTCCAGATCGTCGATCATGTACAGGAACGGAAGCAATCGTCTTTCTTTGCTCGATCCTTTCAAGAAAGCTGTTGATCGTTTCATCAGTTCGTCGAAGATTCCGTCGTTGACATATCCGGCGGTCGATGTAGAAAGCGTGATCGGCTCCGTTCGCGCTCCTGTACCTGATACCATAACTTCGTACTGCTTCAAGCCCTGATCGCCCGGCCATGCTTCCATTTCGTCGTTGATCGTCATGGTCGGGTTGAAGCCGTCCGCCTTCTTTGCGTTGAACGCGATCTTTTTGATTGTGGTGTTTAATTCCGCTATGTAGATATCAGATCGCCGCTTCTTCGTCACTTCTGCCAGTTCTTCTTCTGCTTGCGTGATCTTGTAAAAACTGTCGTACACGATATCTGCCTGATCCAGCTTCGGCGCAAGGCAATATAATTCGCTGCCGTATTCTCCATCGATATACGCCACGTATGCCATAATTGCAGCCGCAAAAAGACTTTTCCCGTTTTTACGTCCGACCAGAAGAAAGATTTCCCGGAACTGCCGTCGGTGCGTCTTTTTATCCAGTATTCCGAATATCGCCGAAATAATAGCTTTCTGCCATAGTTCCAACTTGAAAAGGTCATTCCGCCCCTTTGAGTGGTGGCAGAAATTTTCGATAAATTGGATCGCTTTATTTGCTTTCTTTGCATCAAAATCCCAGTCGCCGGATTTTATGCCGTCAACTAGGATTTTATAAATTTTCTTTATCCATTTTCCCGCTATGATCTGCCCGCGTTCGATCTTGTCGTGATATTCGACAATGTAATTCACATATATGTTATGCATTTCTGAACGCTGCCAACTTGCTTATTTTCTCCGTCTGCTGTTGTGGTAAATACTCGATCAATTTGTCGATATTTGAGTTATACGCCCGCGAATATTTGTCAAAGGTTGCAACTGCCGGATTCTCTTTCATGTATCTTTGTGAGCCGTTGACAACTTCGGTTTTTAGCCCTTCTGTCATGATTGAGTATTTCGCTTCCCGGATCGCCACGGCCTGAAAAGCCATTTCTTTTACCTTGCGTTCGATCATTTTCTTTTTCCGGTCGTCCTCAACGTCCTTGAACAATTCCATGATCTTTTTTCGTTCCTTTTCGACCTCTGCTTCGGTTAAAATCTCGCCCGCTGCTTCTTTTTTCAGTCTCGTTTTCAGATTCTTTTTCCGTGCTTCCGGTAAATCTCTGAATATTCCCAGAAGTTCCAATAACTCCGGTAAAACCTGATCTTCTTCTGGTTTTATCTCTCTATCTTTCTCTAAATCCATGCATTTACACCCCCTCTCACGTGCGCGCGCCTGCGGAGAGTTTTTTTTACCTAGCTCCCTCGGTTCTTTTGGTAGAAAAATTTTTGCTACCCTGGGGGGGAGTGGTTGGCGCGCTTTTCGCGATTTCGTTTTTGTTTTTGGCTGATCTGTTTTTGATTTTCAGGAAAATGATTTTGTCGGAATGATATTGCCGTCCTTGTCAAACCTGTATCGCTTCGGCTTGCCGTGATGTTCTGCGTTGTGGTGTTCGTCGCACACGACTTCCAGATTATCCCACGACAACGTGACGTTCGGATCGTTGATATTCTTCGGCGTGATCCATTTTTTGTGATGCACTATCGTTCCGATGTTGACTTCTTTCAAGCTGCGTTTGCCTTCTTCGAATTCTTTCTGACAACGCTCGCACATTCCGCCCTTGCTGTCGTAGTATGCTTTCCGTGTCTTCTTCCATGCTTCGGAATTGTAAAAGGCTTTTGCATATTCTTTCGCCACTTGTCACTCTCCATTCTATCTTCTGCGTCCGGTCATTTCTGACCTGTCTTCCTACTGTCGCCGATCATATCCATTGACGCCGCCACATTGTAGCAGAACTCTTTCCGGTATTCGTAGAATAGGCGACGGCAACAATATGTTTCCCCTAACAATTCCCACGGCGTATTATCCTTCAAACTCTGGCAGATCTTCCCGATAACCTGATCGCGTGTGCTTCCCGTGAATCCTTGCAGTCCGATATTCTCTTTTGCTTCTTCGATTGCCTTATCTGCCTGTCGGTCGAACGCCGTATACTGCCCGGTGTGCTTTCTCCTGTCTCGCTTCTCCTGATCCTTCATGATTGCCCGGACGATCGTTTTTGTGTTTTTATCCAGCTTATACGCCATGGCCGTTTCTCCTTATCCTTCGATCTTCGTGTTCTGTAAATAATCCAGAAGATCTTTTTCTTTCATATCGTCGCGGTCGTACAGAAAGGCGGTCAGGGTTGTTGCTTCGCTTTTCCAGTATACCTGTTTTGGGAAATGTCGATTGATAAATGGTCCCTCGATTTCCCATTCGTATTCTGTGTTCATTGATGCCGGATCGATTGCCTGTATAAATCCTTCTCCCAGTACGTCCACCCGTTTGTCTTCTGCCTGTAGAATCCTCATGGTCTGACCGCATGGATATTTGTTTAATACAAGGCGCGTCACTGTCAATTTCTCTTCTTCGTCTTCGTATTGCTCCGTCGCGTCTATTAAATTCCAGTGTACTTCGTTGATCTCGTATTGGTTGGCTTCCTTCGTCGCCTTGAAAGCCCCCCCATCTTCCGGCATTTCTCCCGTTAATTCGATCACTGCTGCCAGTGCCTTTTTATCCAGTGATTCTTTTGTCGTAGCGATCGCCCAGTATGAGCCACCAAAAAGTAACTGATTTCCCCGGCGCGCAACGTATAAGCCCGCGCCCGTGTAGGCTTCTTTTATCAGTCTTTTGAAATCTCTTAATCTTACAAACATTGTCCTTTCTCCTTCCTACCATTCCGGCTGTTTATTTTTCTTGTACAGTTCACAGTTCGCGCACGGCGTCCAGTCTGCTTCGATACCTTCGCAACACCCGAATATTTTCGGGGCTTCCTCGCAATTAACCAGATCGAAGTTGTCTGCCCGTGCCAGATAATGCCGGATCAGACTTCGCGCTTCTTCTGCCGAATATACAACCGCCGTTTTATATCCCTGATCTTTCAGCATTTCCATAAATTCGACCTGATCTTTTGTCGGCTTGTTGTTCCCGAATTTCATTTCGATGTACAGACCGTTGAATCCCCGGCGCGCTACCGGAAGCGACAGGTCGGGAACACCCGATACCATTCCGGCAGCTTTCAGCAATGCGCCGTTCGTCCGCTTCCCTTCGTTCGGGATATGGTGTAATAATTTTAATTCCGGTATGAATTCCCGGACCGACCGCGCCCAGTTAAAAAGTTTTATCTGCTCCGTGATCTCTGAATTTTTCATGTTTTGTAATTTGACCGCCATTTGATCTCCCCTTTCAGTCTCTTGTCATTCTTGCGTATATGTAAAACGCGGCTGTCACTGTGTTGAACTTCACTTCGGCGTCTAAAAAGCGATAGCCCACGTATTCTTTTTCAAGGCTCTGTTTCAGTGTCTCGTGATCCTTTGCCATTTTCTCAACACGGCGTTTCTTGAATTTTCGGTATGATCTTGTCGGCTCTGGTGGCTTTTTCAGGTTCTTTGAACTGCACCACCGTTTTGTCCCGTGTGGATTTTGGGAAATGTAGGTCGCAAGACCTGTTATTCCGAAATCTTCGTCCGGTTTTACCCGGCGCGTGTTCGGTCGCTTGCATTTTCCCCACATTGCTTCTAATTCGTCGCGATCCACGCCGTCGCCGCTCATGAGTATGTGAAAGTGCGGGCGTGTGTAATCGTCAACGGCCATAACGTAGATATATTTCATGTTATCGAACCCGCGTTTCTTTCTCTTGCGGTTCACTCGCTTGATAAAATTCGTCACGTCCTTTTTTGCTCTCTCTATGTCTTCCGGTATGTAGCGATCGTCCCACCCGAACGTCGCCCAGATATCCCCTGAACCGAAATTGATATTCGCAAGGCGGATCACATATCGACGGGCGTTCTTGTCGTTCAAATTCCTTTGTGACGGCTTCGTTTCTCTCTTTTTCTTCGTGTGTGGCATATCTGCCCGGTTATAGAAAGACGGATAGATCATCACTTCCGCAATCTCTTTCCCGGATTTTATGTTTTTACACTTGATCGTTGATGTTCTGTAGAGGCTTTCCACCTTCCCTTCTTTCAACAGTCGTTCGTATTCCCATTCTTCAAGTTTTGCCTGCTGTTCCTTCCACTGTTCTTCGAAATCTATCAACAAGGGATTCTCACGTCTGAATTTCTCTTTTGCTGTCTTCTCTATCTCTTTGTCAAGATCATACTGATACGCTTCGTTGTAGTCGTAGTTATCATAGCTTCGTTTCTGCTTCATAGAATCCCCCTTCCCGTCCATGTATGTATTTATTTAT